GTCAGCTGCGTACCCAGCATCATGTCGCGTACTACCAGTTCTTCGTGTACCATGACCTTCAATGTCCTGTCCACCACTAAATATTTCTACTTCAACACCCGCTGCTTTTGCTGCAGTTTGTAATATTACAAATAGTTCTCTTTGTATTTGCCTATTACGTGTTTGACCTGAAATAAAGCTAGCATAGTATACGTCTCCATCACCACCACCATTTGCATATTCTACTTGATTTTGATCTTGTACATAGTAACCATTAGGATCTATAAGTTCTCTACCTTGCTTTTTAGTAGTAGATTCTCTCTTAGGTATTGAACCTAAGATCAAAGGCATTTGAGAATTTTTACCATCAAGAAAAATACCAAAGACTTGTGCTGAAGGCTTTAATCCTACAGTGCCACCATAACCAGAAGCGCCGGCTTCTGTACTTGGCAAAATAACAGACGCATATGGTAATTCATCTGGTGCACAATCTTCAGGATCTTCAGGATGCACTCCATAGATTCTAACTTTGACTCTACCTAATCTTTCCGGATCATCATCTACTCTTATAACAGTACCTATGAACCACCTAGTTTCATCGCCATAATAATCGTTATATGTTGTAGGTACACTCATACGACACCTCCACTAGGACTATACGTATCATTCTGATAATTTGCTATTTTAGCACAAAGTAAAATCATTTCAGAAGCATTTGCTTTATCAAATTTTAAAATGTAATTAGTAGCACAAATTAAATAATCGCCTGATTGTTTTCTATCAATTTTCATTTTAGTCTGTGATTCTTCTTTAGCTCTTACAATAACTCTTACGCTATTACCTACACCATAATCTTCTAATCCATGAATAAAAGCATCACCTTTTACTACTAATTTTATAGGAGTCTTATCTAATAAATGTTGTAAAGCTCTAGATTTAATTTTATTTTTATTACCACCTTCAACATATTCTTCATCATATGCTCTTACTTCTTTGTATGGTTTGGATATACTAATATGTGAATGCTTGCGCGCTTGATAGTTTGATATTTCTATATCTTCGAATGTTAATTTACCATCAATAGTAGGTCGCTTTTGCTTTTCATTTAATAAATGTATGTCAGCTATAACATCGTTGTTAATGTTAAAATCTATTTCTTCGTAATCTCCAGTAGTGACATCATAATATTGTTGTTTAGATCCAACTACGCCTGCTCTTACCATAGAATACAAATCATCAACCTCAGCCTGATCCATATCTTCAATAACCATTTCTCTTTGCAGACTTAAAGCTGAACTAGAAGCTTGGTTATTTGTAAAAGGATTATTAACATTTATAACAGGAGAAGATAACAATGTTTCTAAGTCTGCAAAGATATACTTATCATCTATTGCAGTTTTATATAAGTAATATGGGTATCCATTTGGATTAGTGGCTCTATTTCTAATCCACTCTGCTGCTTCTAAAGGAGTCATGTTTGGTACTATAACTCTCATCTTATTTGAAGAATTAAATTTTGCAGACGTTTGTAAATCATTTCTATTTAAATGTTCTGTTAGTAACGTATTAATAATTTGATAAGGTTGGCCTTCCATAAGTTTATTAACATTTATTAAGCCTGATTTATAAACACCTTCATCAATTAATCTAAATATGACTACCTGTGTAAACTCATTTGCTCGAGCTAGCTTTTCAATTCTTTGTATAACAAATCGTTGTACAATAGGTTTAACTCCTATTTTACCTGTATTTCTTTTATATTTGATTTCAAATATTTCAGCGCCTTGAACATCTAGTAAGCCTTCAACTACTCTTTCATTATCAACTAATGCCACATATCCAGTCACAAAAGGTTTACCTATGTTTTCATAGAATATAAGTTCAGACAATACTGAATCAACGTTAATCGTAACGTTCCTAGAACTTTTTATAGTCGCTGATATAACAGAAAAGGCAGAAGACTGTTCACTGCCTGAAGGTTGTTCATTGCTCATGATTTCAATGCTTCTATGTAGTTTCCAACAATACTTTGAATTGCATCAGGCCTAATGACTCTGATCTGTTTTAATTTATCATTCTCTCTAACGTAATGATCATATTGAGTTACCTCAGTCAGTAATGCACCTCCGGTACCACTGTGAGGATCGATATCTACTTGGTCGCCGTTACCGTCTTCATAGTATCGTGGTGATAAATATTCAAACCCAGTAGATTTAACAGTTATAGAACTAGTAGGTCCTTCGTATGCAGTGTGTGATACTTTTTCATCTTTCTGAAAATGATCTTTAGAATCTACTATAATCAAACCTAGATCTAAATGCCGCCTTAATATAAATCCACCACCAGATGAAATAGAACCAAAGGCCCTTTGTCCTGGTAGCATAATGCCTGTTAACACATCAACTGTTCTTATAAACTTATGAGGAAAATCACGTTTTACTTTCTTATCAAGTTCTAGCATAGACAATGGCCAGCCTTGTTTACGAAGATGATCATTCATAATATAAAATGTCCAGTGATAGTTAGGTGTACCATATATTTTCTGTGATACTTGATCAGGCCTATCGTTTTCTAATATATTGTATAGACTATAATATGGTGCAACGTTTTTAATATCATCTATTAAGTCAACATAAGATGTTATATCTTGAAATAATTCAAGTGTAAGTTCGGCACCACCTTTTTTATTAAACTCATCTCCAAACGCATAGGCTACCTTTGAAAAATTATTAAAAAAATCTGACATTAGTGGCCTCCTTCTTTTTCAATATCTTGCCTATTAAGAGCACGAAATTCTTGAAATGTTAGAGATAGTTGAACATGCGTAGGTTTGCCATCAGCATGGAATGACATACTTCCAGGATTGTAAGTAGTATTAACATCTCTTAAATAAGATAATAAAGGCTGAGGCATATCAATGTCACCGCCGTTACCAAACTTAAAACGTATTTCAAACAAGTCTGGAAATTCATAACCTAATGGTAAACCAGCATTAAGTGCTTCATCAGGAATAGCTCTAGGATACATAGTCGTTCTAAACTTTTTAACTATCCTTTGTACCATCCTAGCTTCTTCTTTAGAACTAGCATAAAAATCATAAGTAAATTGAAAGTTCCTTACCGTAACTCCAGTAAATATAGACCTAGTGTTTGGATTTACTTTTACCTGTAAGCCTATAGCCAAAGCGCCTTGAGCTCCAGCCGGCGTTAGTGCAGATACCATGCTAGCAGCTCGTGCTGCAGCCAATCTTGCTGCTTGATCATCAAGCTGTCCTAATCCAAAAAGAGAATAAAGAGATTTACCAGTTTCTGCAGCACCAGCTTTTACTGCTTCTAAAATATCTTGTCCTTTATTTAGTGCAGTTAGTCCAGCTGCACCTGCTAAACCTAATCCAACTTGATCGTATTGTATATTGTCATGTATCTGAACTGATTGAGGGAAATATAATCTAATAGGTTTGCCTGGTCTATAAGTTGTAGTAAATCCTAATAATCCTTGTTGCGATGTTCCTGCATTTCTAGCATCTTGCGCAGCTTTGTCAGCATCATAGGCAGCGTTTAATAATTGCTGTTCGTATTGACTTAAATCTTTTTCAGAAGCTAAAACTTCACCAAGTCCAATATTAGCACCTCCTTGATCGCCGGTGATTGAGCTGGCGCCATTTAGTCTTTCGGGTACTGTTGCTTTATATTCATTAATAAGAGTATTAGAAGCTCTGATTGAAGCTGGTAAAACTTTCTTGGCTCTATACTGTATGTAGGCTGGATAATTTTGATCTATTGGATAACGATAGTCTGAAGGATCAACTGTTGTTCTCCCTACACTGTATGGTAAATCCGGTGTACCAAATACTGAACTAAAAATACTTAATATATCTACCATGCTCTTTCCTTAATAAATATAAATTTATAATCCTATTTATAACGTAATCATGGCATACTCCGGTAGATACAAAGTAAAGAATCTTAAGAAATATAAAGGTGATCCAGATAAAGTAACTTATAGATCTCATTGGGAGAAGTTATGCTTTATGTGGTGCGAAAACAATTCGAAGGTTAAGCAATGGTCTTCCGAAGAAACCGTTGTGCCATATCGTTGGGATGTTGATAAAAAGATGCACAGATATTTTGTGGATCTAAAGATTACCTTTGAGAATGGTAACACAATTCTGGTAGAAATAAAACCAGAAAAAGAAACAGAACTTCCTAAAAATCCAAATAAGTCTAAACGATATATAGGCGAGGCTATGACCTATGTAAAGAATATGAATAAATGGGAAGCAGCCAATGAATATGCGAAGGACAGGGGTTGGGAGTTCCAGATATGGACGGAGAACACCTTAAAATCTATGGGTATAATGAAAGACTTTAAAAAAATAAAACCACTAAAACCTTTAAAGCCATATCGCAAAAAGCGTAAAAAATAGTTATAAATAGAAGCATGAGTAACTTGTTTGCAAAAGTAGAGAGAGACGCGTTTCGCGCTGGTATTAATCCGCGTACGGCACAATCGCGTGACTGGTTCCGTAGAAAACTATCGCAGATGAGAAGAGTTAATCGCAATGACTTAATGAAGTCACAAGAGTTAACACTTGTCAATAAACAGAATCCACTTATTGGATCTATGAATATGTTTTTCTATGATGCTAAGCATAAAGAAACATTGCCTTACTATGATAAGTTTCCGTTATCAGTTATAATAGGACCAGCTAAAGGCGGGTTCATGGGGTTAAACCTACATTATCTTCCTCCAGTTTTACGAGCAAAAATGCTAGATAATCTTATGGATGTTACTAATAACACTAAGTACGATGAAACTACTCGATTTGAAATATCTTATAAGTTACTTACAGCAACATCTAAAATTAAATTCTATAAACCATGTTTAAAACATTATTTGTTTTCACAAGTTAAAAGTAGGTTAGCTAGAGTACCTGCGCCTGAATGGGAGATAGCTACATTTCTTCCAACTGCCGACTGGCAGAACGGTGCGTCTAGTACTGTATACAAAGATTCTAGAAGGATGATGTAATGAGCGTAGATCAACTAAAAAGTTTAGCCTCTGCTAAATTAGGATTCGCTAGGCAAAACGCGTTCCTTGTAGAAATGCCTAGTGGTTTTGGTGGAAGAAGTCTTTTAAGTAGAATAGCAACACTTGGTGCTAATGAATTAAATTTATTATGTTCAAACGTAACTCTACCAGGAAAACAAATACTAACTAATGATCGTAGGATTGGTATGGAGTTTCAAAAGATTGCTTATGGTTATGCTGTTGACGATGTAACCATGACGTTCTATGCATTAAACGATTACGGAATTAAGAAATACTTAGATAATTGGACAGGTACTATATTAGATGAAGAGAATCAAACTGTAGCTTATAAGAATGAGTATCAGCGTGACATTCGTATTCATCAATTAAGGAAACCAATTATTAGTAAAGAAATTGGTGGAGGTTTACTGAACCTTAATTTAGCATTTGGCGGAGGCTCTGTATATTCAGTGCAACTGATCGATGCATTTCCTACGACAGTAACTTCTATTGATTTAAATAACGAATTAGATGGACTAGTGCAAGTAACTGCACAGTTCTCTTATACAAGATGGAAAGCGATTGATGATAATCAAGGACTCTTCAAATTGTTTGGATCCATAGGTTAGGAGTAAATTATGGCATTGCCAAAACTGAATGATATGCCGAAGTATTCGGTAACTATACCATCATTAAATAAAGAAATTAGGGTAAGACCTTTTGTGGTTAAGGAAGAAAAGATTTTATTGATTGCAATGGAATCTCAAGATCCTAAACAAATAGCAGAAGCTATCATGGATACGATTATCTCATGCGCAGAAGATCCAGTTGATAAACATAAGTTAACTTCATATGATGTTGAATATCTTTTTATGCAAATCAGAAGTAAGTCTGTAGGTGAGACTTCTAATGTAGTATTGAAATGTAAAAAATGTCAGGAAGAAAACCAGGTAGCAATTAACATAGGTGAAATAAAAATAAACACCGAAGTACCAAATCCTAAAATACAACTTACAAATGAAATAATGGTTGAAATGAAATCACCTTCTTATTTGCAAATTGCACAGAATGAAAAGGTTGTAGGAGAAAAATCTAACTTAATGGATAGGATCTTTGGTGTTATTATAGAATCTATAGATTCAGTAAATACTGCCGATGAAAGAATTGCGTTTAAAGATATTCCACTAAGTGAACAAACTGAATTTTTAGAATCTATGTCACCTGATCAATTTACTAAATTAAGACAATTCATGGAATCACAACCTATGCTTAGGCACAATGTAATGTTTACCTGTGAAAAATGTGGTGTAGAGAATAATTATAATTTGGAGGGTCTACAAGATTTTTTTTAGTTTGTCTATCTCATACTAATTTGATGGTACATTATAAAACTAATTTTGATTTAATGCAACACCACAAATATTCTTTGAATGAGATAGACGCAATGATACCATGGGAAAAAGAAGTATATGTTAATATGCTAGTAGACTTTATTAAACAAGAAGAGATGAGACTACAAACTCAAGGAAGATAAAAATGGCAGCAGCAACTTTAAACGACGTCATTAAGGTTTTAAAACAAAACGACTTGAACGATGGACAAGACGCAGACCGACAGTATGCTAAGACAGAAGCTGTCTTTGA